ACGTTATAAATAAACCCGAGCCTTGGTCCCACCCAAGGCTCACTAAAGAATATAACACAAGCCTACAGGTGAAGAAATATAGAACATATGGGAATGGGAAGGAGAATGAAGCGTGACTAATATAGAATGGACTGATCGCGTCTGGAATCCAGCTACTGGTTGCACGAAGGTATCAGAAGGGTGCAGGAACTGTTACGCATTTGAAACGCATAATAGAAGACATAAAGGCTTCATGAACGGTGCCAAGCTTCCCAAACAGTATGCAGAGCCCTTTAACAAGATTCAGTTGTTTCCTGATCGACTGCTTCAACCGTTAAGGTGGAAGAAGCCACAACGTATATTCGTTAACAGTATGAGTGATTTGTTTCATAAAGATATTCCATTCAAATATATCGATCAAGTATTTGCGGTTATGGCCCTTACTCCACGACATACGTATCAAGTTCTTACGAAGCGGCCTGAGAGAATGCTGCAATATTTTCAATCAATGAATCGAGCGGAAATGATTGAATGTTGGCAAGAAACGGCATATGAGCTTACGAAGGACGATGAGGCGGCATGCTTTGTGGCAAACCGATTAAATGGGGTACTTCCGAATGCGAAACCAGGATGGGCGATACAGAACGTGTGGTTAGGAACGAGTGTGGAAAATCAAAAAACCGCAGATGAGCGTATCCCGCTTCTTTTACAAACACCTGCAGCTGTCCGCTTTCTCTCCTGCGAACCGTTGCTCGGTATGGTGGATTTAAAACTACATGATTCACTCTTATATCATACAAGCGGTTGGTGGCCTCCTCTTTCGGAATATACAAAAGTAGGCGAGGTGATTGATTGGGTAATTGTTGGCGGAGAGAGTGGTTCAAAGGCGCGGCCTATGCATCCAGATTGGGTACGAAGCATCCGTGACCAGTGTGCAGAATTTAATATTCCATTCTTTTTTAAACAATACGGTGAATACGCACCTATTCATGAGTTACGAACTAATGAACCAGGGATTAAGGGTAAATTGTGGGTGAACTTTGACCCTGATACATCGGTTTGCAGAGTCGGGAAAAAGAAAGCCGGTCGGCTACTAGATGGACAAGAATGGAGTCAGTTTCCTGATGCTGAATACCAGGATTGCGGTGAATGCTCATGCAAGTAACTGAGCATGAACAAGTAGAGCAAATGGATATATTCCAGTTAGTACAGCAACCCATTATGGAACCAGTACCCGATAAAATCTATTCTCCAAGAGAACTAACAGAAATGGGTTGTAAATGGACACCCAAGGATGAGGAACGATGGAAAGCGGAAATACGGAAGGTATACGACCGTGTGAGAAGAGAAACCGGGCGTTTTATTAATTGGTTTGAAGCAATTGAAATATACATCATGGAGCGTGACAAATAGTGAACATCAAGAGACAGACATGCAGCTTATGCAATGGAGAAGGACGTACAGGAGGGCATGAATGCCCTTCCTGTGGGGGCAAAGGATACATTGATGTAATTGATTACGAAAAGCAAATTGACCCGTTTTGGGACAAGTTGAAACTGTCTGATGAACCGGAATTTTAGGAGGGGAATAAGGATGTCTTTGTATACAACCTTTGAAACATGGGATGAAACAATTGAATATTTAAAATCTGTCGATCGTCCTCAATGTTTTACAGTTAATTATTTGCCAAAAGAAAAAGAATACGCTTTGTGGATAGGGAATCAACCATATGATTTTTATGAAGAACTTATCGAACAACAGCGACAAGAAATTAAAGAAAGGGAAAGGATTTCTGATGTTCAAAATGTTCATTTAACAAGGAACGGCAAAGAAATCATGAAACTAATTGATGAAAAAACGGAATTGCAATATCAACTTCTACAAGAAAAAGAGAATAGAAAGCTTGCTCGATATGAATTAAAAAGGCTTTATAGAAAAGTTGAACCCACCAGTAATAGTAATGTCGACCGTCACTTCAAACAGGTTATAGAAATGCTTAAAAAAAGATAAAAAATAAGCCCCTTCATTTGAAGGAGCGAGAGCTGGGGAGTAAATCATGTTGCTATTACCTACATGATATATTTCCCTACATTCGAGAAATTAAACATAAAAAGCCCTCACAGTCCGCCAACTGTAAGGGCTAAACAGGGAAACTCTAACACACTATACATTACGAGTCATTTGAGACAAAGTTACAAATAAAAAAATTCCCCTCTTCGGTAGCAGCCGTTGAGGGGAAAATACCTGCTCATATACATACTTACATTATATCACAGAGCGGGGGAACACAGAGATGAAATCAATTGAGTTAACACCAGATATAAGCACTATGAAAGTAGAAGTTCCAGTAACAAACGAAGCATACATGGTCTTAATATGCGAAGGTAAAGCAAAGCTGATAAAGCTTCCTGAAAACGGAGAAACCAGGATAGTCATGCACCAGAAAAAGATTAAGCGGCATTTAAATACAGAGGGCGAAGAGTTCTAAAAAATAGTATCGTTGTGATAAAGGGGTGAGGGAAGTGAACAGCAAAATAAACGTGCGGCTCTGGCCAGAGAAAATAAGCATAGAATTTGATTTCATTCTAAAACAAGAGGGGGATCGCTTCTACGAACATTGTAAGAACGCGATTCATCCCCCAATTGAAGGAGATTTTGAAGAGGTATTATCTAAGATTAGGGAAATAGCTAGCGAATACGATGAACTTCGAATAGGTGTATATGGCTCGTGGTTTGGAATAAAAAATCAAAACGGAGAATGGCAAGATTACGATCTTAATTTTCCGAAGGTTGATTATAACAAATACCACTGTGCGACTCTCTACAGGGAGTATTTAAAGCAGGAAGAAAATAAATAGATAAACGTTCTACTGGCCAATCCAGAGGACACTGACAAGCATTAAGCAGGACAAGTATACCTGCATGCTGTTGGTGTCCTCTTTTTATTTGAAAAGGGGGATACAGAATGCGTTTTGAGGACCTACTCACGCCGGATAAAAGGAGAAGGCTAAATAGGATGCGGCAGACGCCAGAGAGAGCGGAGCAACAGGAGCCAGTAAAAGACGAGCTGCCTACGGTATATGTGCCAAGCAAACGTGAAAGAGAACGTGAGGAATTCGAGCGTTTAATGCGCGGATCGGCTTATACACGCCGTCGTGGAGCTATTAGACAGACACGCCATTCTTAATAATAAACAAATAGGGGGATTCATATTATGAACAAGCAATTATCATTTCTTCCGGAGATCGACCGTAAAGCTACTCAGAAGCGTGTAGAGGATATGCTAGATACGGTTCGTGTATATAAACAAATCGGATTTGTACGTAGAGAAATAAAGAATACCCCAAGCTATGATCCGCGCTTTCACGGAGCTACAAATCTTACGACTGATCAGGTAGGAGACAATGCGAGCTGGAATGTAGATGCGGAGCAACGGATTAAGGAAATTACGGAAAGAGTAGACAAGGCCATTAGTCGATTAAGTAAAAAGGAACGGGAAATCATCATCAAACGTTACTTGGAGGAAGAAGACGCTTATGATTACATCATTTGCGGCGAAATAGGTATGAGCAAACGGTCTTACGAAAGAACGAAAGCTCGTGCATTTTATAAACTGGCTTTTATGCTTCGCCTGGAAGTTATGGTAGAGGCAGAGCCGGCATTTTAAAAAGGTGGCGGGAAAATGGCGGCTTTTTGGCGGGAAAATGGCGTGCCGTTTGGATAAGGGGGTGTTATGATGATATTGTCGATAGATAAGCAAAGGGGCTACTCCAAGGGAGTGGTTTTTTGTTATTAAAAGTCGAATAGTGTCGAACGAAATAACTTGTCCTAAAGATTTGTTTTATCTAGTATTTTATGTAAATATACCCATGTAGTTAAATATAGGAGGAATATATTAATGTCTAAAGAAGTAATTTTTATAGAGGATGAAGATACACAAAATATAGAAAAAGAAAAACAAAATGTATTTAGTGTTTATGCTAATTCTTTTAGGATTGCCTCAGGATACAGTGACACAATTATTACATTACTCGAACAGCATCCAGATGGTTTGAATACTTTAGGAAGAGTAAGGGTTAGCCCTCAAGCATTGAAGGAATTAACAAACCGTTTGAAGGAAATAGTTGAGGATTATGAAAAAGAGTACGGACCTATTCCCCAAAGAAAAGCAAATACTAAAAAAGTCGTCAAAAAAGTCGTCAAAAAAGAAATTAACTAAGGAAAACTGCATTACCGCTACAGAAATGGGGTAATAGTTTGGATAAAGAGTTTGACGAAATCGAAAATGTTTATCAAGATGAAGATAAGGATTCTTATTTAGTTCTTGAAAATAGTGACCTAAAGCAATATGAAACTGATGAATACGAGTATGAATATGAAGTAGCGGAGTATGATAAGTCGGAAGATGAGGAAGAATATATAATCACTACAACCGATCCTTTCGAAAGACCAGTAAAAGTAAAAAAAATGACTTGGGAAAATCATGTTACAGATGGGGATCATGACAGGACTGAATTTTTAGGGCAGGAATGGCTGATTGAAAATGTAATTCGAAATCCCTCCATTATTATACGCGATAATCCTGATGATCCAGAAAATAAAAGGGAACGATATTTAGATTTGGTTGTTCTTCCAGAAGCTAGCACTGTTAGAGAAATCGTTATCGTCGTTGATCATAGTTACAAACAAAGGGAGTTTGGGGATGTGGTAACAATAATCTCCAAAAAGAAGTTAAATCAAGAGCGTTTGAAAGGGGGAGCTATTTATGTTCGCCACCAACCACCCACAACGAAAAAAGATAAAGGTTAATTATGATACGGAGCATGATGTTCTGTATATCTATATTGGCGAACATAAACCTTCTTATGCTGATGAAACAGAGCCCGGTATTTTTGTGAAAATCTCTGATGATGATGATGAAACAGTGACTGGATTGATTATTATGGATTACAGTCAAAAGGATTATGAATCCTTAAGAAGAAATTTGCCAATTAAGGTCAATTTTAATAAAATCAATAAACTTATTCATTAAAGTCGCTCATACCGAGCGGCTTTTTATTTTGCCTTGGAGGTGATTGGATTTGGAAACGCAACAAGTAGCAGTTAATTGTAATAAGTGCAAAGGAGATTTTGTGATTAATACTATTAAGCTGGAGAAGTTCAATGGTGGGATTGAGAGGAATTATTTCACCTGTCCACACTGCCAAGAGCAGTATACAGCCTTCTATACCAATCAGAAGGTACGTAAGAATCAAACGGAAATGGCTGCATTGAGGTGGAAAATTCAGCGTGCTACTTTTATCAATAAGGTAAACAGATTTCTTAAGCAGATAGAAGCATTACGGAAAGACAATGAAAAGGAAATGAATCGGTTACGTGAAGAGATGGGAAGGAGATAACCAAGAATGGATAAGGACAAGCTACTTTATCTAGAACAGAACGGATACAAACCTATTACCGATGAAATCATTCGTGAATCGTTTAAAAGCTTATATGAGAATGCGCCACATATTGCTAAGGAGAAAGAGGCAGAAGCCAAGAGGAAATACAAATATTACAAACGTTATGGTAATGAAATTATGCTGTATAGCATGGAGTACTTAGAGCGAAATAGTATCGATGAATTAAAACGAAATGCGATAAAGACGGAACGACGCTTTCTATAAGGGAAGAATAAATGAAACGTAATCGTGAACAGGATCGATACTATGACAAGTATAAGCGCAACAAGGAAGCCAAGCGATTCTATGACAGCGCAGCCTGGCGTAAGTGCCGGGACTACGTACTGAAGCGTGACAACTATCTGTGTCAGCCATGCCTCAAGCAGGGTATGAAGCTGAAGCCAGCTGATACAGTACACCACATCAAACACTTTGACGAGGCACCAGAATTGGTGCTTGACCCAGATAACCTAGAGTGTGTATGCAATGCCTGTCATAACAAGTTGCACCCAGAGAAGGGACAAGGCAAGGCAAAGGAGAAGAGCAAGCAACGTAAGGTAAGAGTGATACAGGTAGAAGCGAATAGGGAAGTATGGTAACGGTCACTTGATGAGTGGCTTTTTTTATTTTGATAGGAGGGAATAAGGATGGAAGTAATTTACGAATGTATACCATGTAGAATTCAAAGGACTGGAAACCTTACAATACTAGCAGGTTCGAATTGTCCCGAATGCAAGGGACCAATGTTTCCAGTAAGGGAGAGGGACGAGAACATTAAAGCTAGACCAAACAAAGAGAGCGTCGAAATCAAGCTCGCGTATCTTAAAGAACTTCGTAATTTAGCAGATACTCATCGCTTTGTTACTGATGGAAGTTTAGTCGAACGAGTTCGTAGAGTGTGCGATAGTATCGAAGAAGATTTGAGGCTGTCAGGGACATAGCCCCCCTACCCTCAAGGTTGAAAGGGAGGGCGCCACAGACCGGTGCCCCCCTTCGTTTACAACGCGGACCTATTTTTTATGTGAGGGGGGGGTGTCATGTACAAGCCTAAGAAGGAAATTAAAAGTCGAGAAGCTAAAAAGTTATTCCAAATCCTGATTCGTGAGTTAGAGCTAGATGATAATTTAAGCGACCGTACGATAATGATTACAGACAATATTGTTTTGCTCGAGCAGTTGAAACAACAACATCTTGATGATATTAAAAATCGTGGTGTTGTGGAGTTGTTTATCAACGGATCGCAACAAATCTACCGACAAAACAAATCTGTCGATGCCATTATAAAAATCATTGAGCATCAACGAAAGCTCCAGGCTGAGTTAAAGCTCACCCCTGCCTCAGATAGAAAAGTGTCTGGAGCGTTGGACCCGGAAGGTCAAAAGGGTGATGAATTTGACCGTTACTAAGTTGAAAACAACGGAGTATGCAATTGGTGTAACGTCACATTTGATTGTTACTTCGAAAAAGGTTTATCAAGCCTGTAAACGGCATTTAAATGACCTAAAAAGGCAGGGAACAAGCAATTTTCCGTTCATATTTGATGAGGAAAAGGGATATCGGCCTGTTGGATTCATCGAACGTTTCTGTAAACCATCCCAGGGAGAATACGATCGATTGGAGCTGCAACCGTGGCAACATTTTATTATCGGATCGTTATATGGATGGGTTCATAAAGATACCGGGCTCCGTCGATTCAAAGAGGGGCTTATTTTTGTTGGACGAAAAAACGGGAAATCTACCCTTGTTTCTGGATTATCTCTCTATATGGCATCGAAAGACGGTGAGAATGGCGCTAGGGTGTATCAACTTGCCAACTCTAAAGCACAGGCTCGGGAAGTATTTGATGAATGCAAGGCGATGGTAAAGAAGTCGCCTTTGCTTAAAAGACACTTTAATGAACGACAATACGAAATTAGATACGAGAAAACTTTATCTAAGATTGAACCACTTGCTAGTGATAGTGAGAAGCTGGACGGAAAGAACTGTAGCTTTGGGGTGTTCGATGAGATTCACGAATACAAGGACTACAAACTTATTAACGTCATTAAAAATAGTACAGGGGCGCGACAACAGCCTCTCCTTCTCTATATCACAACGGCTGGGTACCAATTAGATGGTCCGCTCATGGATTATTACGAGAAAGCTACTGATGTATTGGATGGAGCCTCACATGATGAGAGAGCTTTCTTTTTTATGGCCGAGTTAGATGAAAACGATGATATCGAAGATCCGACCAACTGGATAAAAGCCAATCCGAATTTAGGGCTGACATTGAAGCTGGAAACACTAATAGAGGAATGGGCGTCCCGTAAGCTCATTCCCAAGGAACGTAGCGACTTTATTATGAAACGCTTTAATCTCTTTGTAAAATCGGGAAAAGAGTCGTTTTTAAGCTTTGAAGTTCTTAAACGAAATAAAAAAGAGGTTTCTGTTGAAAACTTTTACGGAAAGTCGTGTGTGGGTGGTTTCGATTTGTCCGACACAGAAGACTTCACCAGTGCTTGTCTAGAGTTTCCTATCGTTGAAACAGGGGAAGTGTTCGTGATATCTCATTCCTGGATACCGGAGAGAAAGGTGCTGCAAGACAACGAAAAAATTCCATATCGCGAGTACGAAGAATTGGGGCTGTTAACTATAGTTCCGGGAGAATACGTGAAAAAAGAATACGTATACGACTGGTTTGTGGAGCAATCTAAACATTTCAGCATCGAGCTTATCACTTATGACCCGGCCAAGGCGTTTGGGCTGGTAGAAGCATTGAATGCCTACGGATTTAAAACGGAAGTTGTTCGACAAGGACACACGACACTAGGTCCGGCTGTTGACGACATCAAAGAACGATTCATTGATGGTAATGTCATATTCAATAACAATCGTCTTTTTCGATGGTATGTGAACAATGTGAAGATGGTTGAGGATAGAAATCGAAATAAATTACCACAAAAACAAGGTCGCTACCGTAAAATTGACGGATTTGCAGCCTTTTTGAATGCTCACACGGAAGTCATGAAACGGTTACTAGCTCCACAAGCAACTGGTGATGTGAAGTTTGTATCCATCAATGATCTGTTAAGGGGGTGATGATATTTGAAGCTACGGCACAGGATTAAAACGGCATGGAATGTCTTGAGAAACAACGTGAAAGGTGAAGGATACAACTTTTCAAAATGGTTTCGTGGAGGGAAATCTATCTTCTTTGGCAGTGCAGGCGGAACATTAGCGACCAATGAAACCATATTTTCTGCGGTAACAAGGTTATCTAATGCCATGGCCTCTCTACCGTTAAAACTGTACAAAGACTTTTCGCCAGTGAATACGAGTGTTTCCGATCTGCTTGCAAATGCACCGAATCGGAATATGTCCAGCTTTGATTTTATACGGACATTAGAAACGCATCGTGATACAAGCGGGAACGGATATGCACTGAAGATGTATGGAAGCAACTATCAGGTTGAATCACTTGTCATATTGGACCCAGCTAGAGTGCAGCCGGTAATCGAGAAAGATACGCTTGATTTGTGGTATGAAGTCGAGGGAGACAAAGGACGCTACTATGTTCACAACATGGATATGATTCATGTCAAGCACATCCATACAAACGGCTATAAAGGGATTAGTCCGCTGGCTGTTTTACGGAACACCATTGATTTTGATGAAAAGGTTCGACAATTCAGCTTAGACACAATGGATGGTGCTGTCAAAGCATCGTTTATTCTGAAGATGGCAACACATCTATCGACTGACAAGAAAAAAGAAGTGTTGGCTAATTTTAAAAACTTTTATCAGGAAAATGGTGGTGTACTGATCCAGGAATCCGGGGTAGAAATCGACCCGATTAAACGTGATTTCATGGACACAAAGGTATTTGAAGTCGAAAAGATTACCCGTTCCCGGGTGGCTACTGTTTATAACATGCCAGTTCATATGCTAGGTGAAACAGAGGGTGTCAATTACAACAGCATGGAGCAGTTATCCCTTGATTTTGTTCAGAACACCCTTATTCCCATTGTCCGGCAGTATGAACAAGAACTGAATCGAAAACTACTTACACCAAAGGAGCGTTTGCGTGGACTGTATTTTAAGTTCAACGTGAACGCTCTTTTACGTGGAGATATGAAAACGCGTGGTGATTTCTATTTCAAGGGTGTCCGTTCCGGCCTATTCAAACCGAATGAGATTCGGGCTTGGGAAGAACTACCACCAGAGAAAGGAGGCGACAGTCTCTATATGAGCCGTGATTTATCGCCCATTGAAGAGAGAAAAGAGCCTGGAAAGGGGGTGAGTGGAAGGTGAAAAAGTTTTGGGAGTTTAAAAACAAAACCGATGATGAGGCAGACCTGTATTTGTATATCGAGATTGCATCATGGGGTGGTGGGTACTATGCACACTCGGCCAAGAGCTTCAAGCAAGAGTTAGACAACCTGGGAGACATTAAGACGCTGAATGTATTCGTTAACTCACCAGGCGGTGATGTATTCGAAGGAGTCGCTATCTATAACATGCTCAAGCGTCATAAGGCGCATGTAAACGTCCATGTTGACGGTTTGGCTGCTTCTATTGCTTCGGTTATAGCTATGGCGGCAGATACGATTTATATGCCCTCAAATGCAATGATGATGATTCATAATGCATGGATGTTTACTGCGGGTGACTCTAACGATCTGCGTGAAGCAGCAGATATGTTGGACAAGGTGAATACATCCATTCGACAGTCCTATTTGGACAAAGCAGGCGACGCCATCACAGAGGAAGATTTGACTGCACTCATGGATAAAGAATCGTGGTTAACGGCTCAAGAATGCTATGATTATGGGCTTTGTGATGTGGTCGGCGAGGCGAAACAGATTGCAGCATGTACGAACGAAGAATTATTCGCAAAATATCGCAATGTACCTGATACGATTGCGAAAACGGCTCAAAAACCACAAAAAAAACGTGTTCTAAGCACGGAAGAACGTCAAAAAATCGCTCAAAATGCGAAAACAGAACTTGAAAATTTAAAATCATACCTGGGAGGTATTATAAATGCCTAAAACTTTATTTGATGTAAAAAATGATTTGGTTACGGTTGGAGCTGCACTGGCTGCTGTAAAAGAGGAAAAGTTGACAGAAGCTTCGAAGCCTGAGGCTGATATTGAAACGCTCAAAGCGCTTGAAACGAAAGAGCAAGGACTTCAGGTTCGTATGGACATCCTTCAAAAAGAACATGATGAGATGGAAGCCAAGCAAAAAGCTTCCTTAGAACGTAATAAAAGCAAATTAGACGGTGTAGAAGACCCAAAAGCAAAAGTTACAGCTGCAAAAGCAGAGCTTATTCGTGCTACTATTCGCGGCCGTCAGTTGTCCGAAGAAGCAAAGGCAGCCCTTGGTGATCGAAATTCTACAGGTGGCGAAAAGATTTTGCCTACCACTATGACAAATGAGCTGTTACATGAACCGTTCGTTAAAAACCCTTTGCGGGAGGTTTCGACATACACAAGCGTTACCAATCTTGAAATCCCAAAAATCACCTTCACATTGGATGATGATGATTTTATCGCGGATACTGAAACAGCGAAAGAAATCAAGGCAGATGGGGATGTTGTCTCGTTTGGCCGGAATAAGTTCAAGGTGTTTGTTCCGATTTCAGAAACCATTCTAGCTGCCACAGATACGAACCTTGTTCAAACGGTAGACCAAGGACTTGAAAGTGGTCTAGCTGCCAAAGAGAAAAAAGTTGCTTTTGCAAAGACACCGAAAGCAGGAGAGGAAAGTCTCTCATTCTATGGTGTAGGTATCAAAGAGGTTTCAGCAGAGAATCTCTACAAGGCCATTAAAGCAGCCGTTGCCGATTTGCATGAGGATTACCGGGAAAACGCAAAAATTGTGATACGCTATGCTGATTACATGGACATCATCGAAACCTTAGCGAATGGTAGTGCTACGCTTTACAATGCACAGCCGGAGCAAATTCTTGGTAAACCGGTTGTTTTCTGCGATTCAGCAGTTGACCCTGTAGTTGGTGACTTACGTTACTCCCACTTCAACTACGATCCTCAGATGATTTATGACCGTGACAAGGATGTTAAAACAGGGGTTGAGTTGTTTGTATTGACAGCTTGGTTTGACCATAAAATCAAACTGAAATCGGCGTTCCGTATCGCAAAAAAGAAGTAGCTCCTCCCGAGCCAAAGCCGGATACACCACCTGAAGGTGAAATTCCAGAAATATAGTTGGGGAGGAGCATAGCCATGACCGAAATTTTTCTTGAGGAATTGAAAGGTTATCTTCGAATTGACGGGAGTGAGGATGATATGGTCCTCGCTCTTCTTGTTGAAGCGGCAAGGGAGTACCTTGCTGATGCTGGGGTGAAAGATGATACCACATCACGATACAAGCTGGCTATTATGCTTTATGTTGCGCTTCACTATGAAAACCGGGACCCAAGCATCAAGATTGAAAAGTTTAACTTTGCGCTTGAAAGTATCATTTTGCAACTGAAATGAGGTGAAATTCTTGCAAAAATACCTTGTTATTCAGACGTTTCGTGATAAATTCACACAAAATATTCATTCTGCCGAGACGTTCTATGAAACGGGCGATGAAAAACGGGCCTCCTTTTTGATTGAATCTGGCTATCTCAAGGCAAATGATGAACATGATGAACCACTTAAAAATCTGGGTGGTGGGTACTACGAGCTGCCAAATGGAGAAAAGGTGCGAGGAAAGGAAAAAGCACTGAGGGCATTAAAGAAAGTTGAGGCGAGTGGTGCCAATGAATCCAGGCAAATTCAATAAGCGTATCACACTACAATGTCCAAAAAGTGTGAGGGATGATGAAGGCATTGTCACAGAAGAATGGACCGATGTTGCCACTGTATGGGCGGCTGTAGAGCCTCTGCGTGGTCGAGAATACTTCGCGGCGGCAGCAGTGAATCAAGAGAACACCGTGCGCTTTCGAATGCGCTACAGGCGCGGTGTAACGGCTAGAATGCGTCTGCTGTATGACAACCGGGTGTTTGATATTAAATCCGTGATCGATGTAAATGAGCGTCATCAAGAAATGTTATTGATGTGCCAGGAGGTGAACGGTCTTGGGAGCCAGGATGGAAGTTCAGGGGATGGAACAACTGCTTAATAAGCTTCAAAGTTTAGGAAATCGAGCGAAAACAGTAGAAAATCAAGCTGTAAAGGCAGGTGCCGAAATACTTCGTAATGAGATTGCAGCCCGAACTCCTCGTAGCTCCTCGCCACGACAGCCGGATTCATCATCTCAAAGCTGGCGAACTGGGCAGCATGCAGCAGACAATATCAAGATAAGTGGTGTTAAGCAGAAGGATGGCGCAAAAATCATCGAGGTCGGTATCCAAAAAGGGGATAGGTCTCACTACTTCTACCTGAAGTTTCTTGAATGGGGAACGACCAAGATATCTGCTCAACACTTTATGGCATCGGCCGTTGCTGAAAAACGTACAGAAGCGACGCGAAAGGTTCACGAAATTATCAAGAGGGCATTGAATCTATGATTAATATCAAACCAAAGATCGCTCGAGCGCTTGAGTCTAATCAGGCGCTTGTTTCTTTGCTTGGAAGTAAACGAATCTATCAACTAGTAGCGCCCAATCCAGATGAGTTCCCTCGTATTACATTTTTCGAGATGGATAACGTCGATGACCGATTTGCAGACGATGAGGCCATTTCCAGTGAGATTCGCATTCAGATTGATATCTGGAGTAAGAAAAGCACACCAAATATTGCTGATGAAGTAGACAAAACGATGAAATCGTTAGGTTTTCGGCGTACAGCTTCGACTGATTTATACGAGGAGGATACAAAGGTGTTTCACAAAGGTATGCGTTATAAAACCATTCAAATGATTGAGGAGGAATAAAGATGGCAGGAGTACAAGTTGGTCTTTCGGATTTACACTATGCAATTCTAAAAAAAGATGACAAAACTGGCGTCGAATACGACAAGCCGGTACGAATCGCGGGGGCTATTAATGCAAAAATTAGCCCGAAAAGCAGTACGGAGACACTGTATGCGGATGATGGTCCAGCAGAAACATCAACAGCTTTGGGGGAAATCGAAATAGAGTTAGAGGTGAAGGATTTACCTCTCGAAATCCAGGTTGCATTGCTTGGTCACAAGCTAGAAAAGGGTGTGATGATCAGTAACTCATCTGATACAGCGCCTTATGTTGCCATCGGATTTCGTTCCTTGAAGTCAAAAGGTGGATACCGTTATGTATGGTTATTAAAAGGGAGCTTTGAACTTCCGGAAAACGATTATAAAACAAAAGAGGATAAGACATCATTCCAAACACCAAAAATTAAAGGAACATTTGTAGTGCGTGAATTCGATGGCGACTGGCGTTATACAGGCGATGAGGATGAACCGACATTCGAAGCTGCATCTACCTGGTTTGAAAAGGTGTATGAAAAAATACCAGCGGCGTAGTGGAATAACAAAATTTTCAGGGAGAGTCCGACAAGGATTCTCCTTTTCTAATTTAAGGAGGAGTTTATCATGGCAAACGATGTAAAAGTGAAAAGAATTCCAATTGTGTTGGATAAAGAACGGCATCTTGTATTTGATCTGAATGCTTTTTGCGAGCTGGAAGAAAAGTTCGGAAGTACCAGTGCGGCTTTTGAGGTATTGCAAGACGGCTCAATGAAAGGGATTCGTACAATGCTGTGGGCTGGACTCGTTCATGAAGATGAGTCGCTAACAGAAAAAGAGGTCGGGAAACTTGTGTCATTCAGCAATATTCAGGTTCTCGCAGACAAAATTACAGAAGCCATGTCAGAAGGAATGCCGGAAGCAAAAAACTAGAGGGCCAGCCCGTCCCAGATGAAAACGATGAAAACAAGGGATGGGACTGGGCATGGCTCTACTATGCAGGAACGGCCATTCTTCACATGGAGGAGAGAACATTCTGGCGGTGTACCCCACGCAAACTGCTTGCTCTATTAGAAGTACATCGACGTGTAAATGGGGGAGAAGACGGGGCGAAAGATCAGGTGCGTAGAGGATTTATTGACCAGGTGCTGTAAGGAGGTGAGAGAAGGGTATGGCAGAGTTTGAGGATATTATTGTCCGGTTCGGCCTAGATGGTGATCAGTTTACAAGAGGAATCAAACAACTAAACCGACAGACAAAGTTAATCGAGAGCGAATTCCGAGCAGCTAGCGCTAAGCTTGGCGGGTTCGGGAATTCTACTGATCAGTTAAAGTTAAAAGCCGATGCTTTAACTCGACAGATTGATATACAACGACAAAAGGTTGATACACATAAATCAGCGGTACAGGACTCAGCAACCAAACTAGAGAAGTACGCACAAACAACAGCAGAGACAAAAGTTAAACTCGATCAAGCGAAAGCAGCCTATGAAGCTAGCGCTCAAGCATTAGGAAAGAACGCGGCTGAAACGCAGAAGTTAGAGAACGAAGTCAAAAAGCTGGAAAAAGAATATCAACAAAGTGTACAGGCTGTTAATAATGCAAACTATTCGCTTGAAAATAATAAAATCAAGGCAAATCAAACGGAAGCAGCCCTTTCCAAACTTGAAAATGAACTCAGGCAGACAAGTGAGCAGGTTCGTCAACAAACTTCCGTTTGGACAAGATTATCCGAAACCGTCGGAGCAGCTAGCGAAAAAATGAGGGCAGCAGGGGAGAAAATATCAAGTATAGGCGGGAACTTAACAGCCAAGGTTACTACTCCTATTATTGGTCTGGGTACAGCAGCAACCGCTACAGTAGCAAAGTTTGACGATGGTATGAGTAAGGTTCAGGCCATTACCGGTGCGACTGCTGAAGACATGGGGAAGTTGCGCCAGCAAGCTAAGGACCTAGGACGGGATACTAGATTTTCAGCCTCGCAAGTGGCAGATGCGTACAATTATCTTGGGATGGCCGGATGGGATGCCAATAAGATCATGACGGCTACCCCTGCCCTGTTGAATTTGGCTGCTGCTGGGGCAATGGATCTTGGACGAGCAGCCGATATTGTTTCTGATACGATGGCACAATTTAATCTTCAGGCTGACCAGGCAGGGCATGCAGCGGATATTTTCGCGAAGGCCCAAGCAAGTGCCAATCTGGATGTTCAGATGTTAGGTGAATGTTTCGCCTAACTAAAATCGGGCAAAATCGGTGAAGGCTCAGCACGTAATGGTGGTGCTAATACCGAGGTAACTACAGAAATTAAAAAGTCTGCAGAACCGTAGAGCATAGGTTTTGAACCTGTGCATTTTTTATGCGCAGAATATAACAGACCCACGAGTGTCCGACAACCAATAAGAAGGCTGTCTTTTTTATTGGTTGAAAATGTATGCCGAACTGAGGGTGAATTAACACCCTGTAATGCGAGGAAACTCCCAGAAGTAGAGGATAAAAAGCCTTTACGATAACATACGGAAACAATGAAATATGCCGGACCTGTAGCCAATGCATTCGGCATGTCGCTGGAAGAAGCGTCAGCGGTCGCTATGATATTTGCAAATAACGGGATCAAAGCAAGTGAAGCAGGTACAGCGATGCGTGCAGGATTGACACGTCTTGCGAAACCACCAAAAGATGCGGCTGATGCATTGCATGCGCTGAATATTAAAACAGCAGACGCAAAAGGCAAAATGCTTCCGATGGAAAAAATCGTCGCCCAACTGTCGGAAAAATTCAAAGGACTGAGCCAAGAGCAGCAAATCGCTGCTGCAAAAGCAATCTTTGGACAAGAAGCGATGGCAGCGTGGATTACTTTAATTTCAGCAGGACCAAAGGAGCTCAACAAATTTACAGTTGCGTTACGAGAGTCAGATGGTGCTGCTGATAAAATGGCAAAGACAATGGAAGATAATATCGGTGGTAGCTTCCGGAGTTTGAAATCAGCGATTGAGGGGGCAGCTATCAGTATAGGGGAAAGGCTAGCACCGACGATCAGAAAAATCGCTGATTTTATTACGGAGCTAACACGGAAATTTGCACAGTTAAATCCAGCTATACAAAACATGGTGATCGCTTTTGGTCTAATAGCAGCGGCAATCGGACCAGTATTGCTTGTTATTGGACAGTTTGTCATGTCTATAGGAGCAATCGGATCTGCTATTGCCGCAGCATCTGGAGCGATAGCAGGAGTTGGGGGACTTCTAGCGGTTCTCACTGGTCCGATAGGGCTTGTTGCAGGTCTTACTCTGGCTACAGGTGCCGTAGTAGCTTATGCCAGTGCAACGAAAGACAGTGCGAAGGTAAGCATGGATCACTATAACGAGTTAGGTAAACAAGCGCGAACATTAGATACTACGATAGAGGCGTACGATAAGCTGCATAATAGGCTAAAGCTAACAGATGATGAAATGTTGGCTTATATGGATATACAGAAAGAATTGCAGAATACTACTAACCCTGAAAAAATAAAAAGCTTAACTAGCGCCATGGATCAACTGCAAAAGAAAAGTGGGCTTTCTAAAGACGAACTACAAAGGTTAATCAGTCTTAGTAAAGAGTTACAAGAGCAAGCGCCTGACACTGAAAAGGCAATAAGCAATAGTGGAAATGCTTGGGCAAAGAACACAGATGAAGCGAGAAAATATCGTGAACAAATATTAGAAAATCAGCGTATCGAGTTAGAAACGCAGCAAGCGAGAGCAAAGGCGAATTTTAATGATGACATAAACGCCTACCTAGACGTACACAAGAAAGTAAATGCCGCTATTGATGAGCGTAACGTGAAGTTGCAAAATGTCACTAAACAAAAAGAGTATATAAAGCAAATAGAGGAGGAGCAGGCAGCGGCACTGAAAGCAAATGATCAAGAGCGCGCAACCGTTTTAGAGCGTGTGTTGGAGACCGAACGCGTGAAGTTGAGCGAAATGGATCGTCAGTATGCCACAGCACAAAGTCTATATAATCAGTCATTCAAAGAACTAGACGCAAAAGACAAAGTACTACAGAAGAGCGCACAAATCTATGATCAAATGAAGCAGAACGTACTTGCGCAAGTAGGACTTACTGCGAAAGTTGGTGAAGAAGGTGAGGTATTACAGCAGAATATAAAAAAGCTGCAAGAAGAACGCAATCAAATCATTCAAAATGCTGGTGGACAGGACAAAGTAACTGGTAAGAATAAAGAACGTCTAGATGTTATTGATAAGGAAATCGGCCAGTATGTAGAAGCAAAAGCTGCTATAGGTCGGATGGGGGAAGAGCAAGACGCTGTTAAAAGGAAGGTAGAAGAAACAAAGCAGCAAGTAGGAAAGCTGAATGAAGAGTTAGGAAAGCCTATCACAAAGTCAGTTACAATTGTGCAAACCATTAACAATAGAATCAATAATGATGTAAATCCAGGCATAAAATCATATTTTGATAATAAAAACAACATGAATAATGCTGGTAAGGATACAGTCGGTGGCTTTATTAGTGGTATGAACTCCCGTGAAGGTGATGTTAAGAAATCTGCAAGTAATATTGCTGGTTCAGTTCCGAATACCGCTAAAAAAACTCTTGATATTCGTTCACCCTCCCGTGTGATGGATAAGATTGGTCAAGAAACAGGGAAAGGTCTGGCACAGGGGATTTCAAAGAAAGAAAAGGAAGTCAAAAAGGCGTCAGAAAAGCTGGCAAAACAAGCAGAGAAAGCAGCAAAGGATGCGGCTGCTAAGCAGAAAAAAGCATTTGAAGCATCCATGAAGACAGCGGACTACAACTTCAAGATGGGAAAAGTAGACCTGTCAGGTTATATCAAGTCGTTGGAAAACATCCAAAAAACTCAAGCCAAAACAACAGAACAGGTACAGAAAGTAAATTTGGCTATTAAGAAAGCAGAAGCAGACTTAGCAAAACAGCTTGATGAAATCAATAAGAAAAAATTTGAATCGTCAAAGAAGTGGATTGATGAGCGAAAATATTATAATGAGTTGACTCTTGAACAAGAACTTGCAGCTTGGAAGCGTGTGGCTGATAGATACAAGCCAGGTACTGAACAACGTATAGAAGCTGATCGTGAAATCTATCGTGTGAAAAAAGAGATGGAACGAGCGAGCTTTGAAAATTCTAAGCGTTGGATCGATGAACAGAAATACTATAACAAGCTTTCACTTGATGAGGAACTAGCGGCGTGGAGACGTGTACAGGCACGATATAAAGCGGGTACAGCAGAGCGTAAGGAAGCCGACCGAGAAGTATACCGGGTGCAGATTGAACTGTTGAATAAGGCTGCTGAAGACAAGTATAAGGCGACTATGGATGACATCGAGAGAGAGACTAAAGCAGCACAGGAAATTGCTCAACGTCAGAAGGAGGCAATTGAAAGCCGTCGGGATGCTGCGCTGGATTCATTGAAGCGCGAAGAAAAGGCGGAGATGGATAGTTTGGCTCGTCGCCAGAAAGCCTATGAACGCGACCATCAAGCGCGAATGAAGATGCTGGACGATGAGGCGAATGCGGCTATAAAACGGCTGCAAGCGGAGATAGACGCCATTGACAAGCAAGGACGAGATCAGGACTATGCTTATAAAGACGCTGATCGTCAGAAAGAGCTAGCCGAACTTCGTAAGCAATATGACAAATACAAAGTATCTGCTTCAGCAGCCGGACAGAAAAAAGCAGCCGACTTACTCAAGCAAATTGAAAAGATACAAACGGAGATTGAGCGTGACGAGCAGGCCCGTCGCCGCGAACAGCAGAAAGAGTCACTTAAAGTACAGATAGACAACATCAAAGAGGCGGCTGACAAAAAGAAAGAACAATGGCAGTCTGAATTCGACCGTCAAAAAGAGTGGTTCGAACAAGAAAAAGAGCAGCGTCAGGAGTATTACCAGCAACGCGAAGCACAACTGAAAGCGTCATTCGATGCCGAACTTCGGGAGTTAGAGGAAAGCACAAAACGTCAACTTGCACAGTTGGAACAGCAGAAGATCGATGCGGAGCAAACACGAACAAAAATGCTTGAGGACGCCAAGTTGAAGGCACGTGAGAATCTGAATGTCGTAGAAAGCGGACAGCAACAGGCTATCAATGTACTGCAAAACAAAAACCAAGATTATTATCGAAGTGGTCAGACACTCGGCAATATGTTTGCGTTCGGCTTAGAAAGCAGCATATCACGTATCAAAGAGGCAGCAAGCAAGGTCGCAAAGGCTGTTTCAAGCCGGTTGGAGCTGCATTCTCCGGCTGAAGAAGGTCCTCTTTCTACGCTAAATACATGGTGGAATGCTTTCTCGGATACTATCCTAGAGGGCCTGGATACACGAGCAATTAACGCAGCTATGAATGCGATGGTGAACCCAAATCTGTCTTTTGGCTCTTTGGGGGCAGTTGGAGAAAAAGCATCATCATTCGGTAGTGGCTCAATCACTATTAAAATAGACAACCGCGGTATGTTCGACGGTGCTACTTTCACGAATATGGATGATATCGACCGACGCGCATTAGCTATGGATGTTGGTGATTTTACAGCGAATCAAGTTCAGACAAGATTGCGGGCAGGGGGGCGTAAGAGATGAGTGACTTCACGTACAAGAGTGTATCGGCATTCTCCATGGACGTTCGAGTACAGTCTAAAAAACGACCACTGCTTGCAAATATCCGACAACAGTATGAGGATATTGCTGGCCGACACGGTAGTTACTCTTTTACAGATGGAACGCTGGAGGATATCACAATTGATGTAGAATGTTGGTTTGTAGCAGATAGTCGGGAAGATTTACGTTACAAAGCGAGACAAATCGCGGCTTGGCTATATTCAAAAGAGAAACAGCGCCTGATGTTCGATGATGAACCAGGCGTTTTTTATATGGCCCGTGTTTCGAATCAGATTGACATGGAAACGTTGATTCGGCATGGAAGATTTACACTACAATTCAGATGCGATCCGTTTGCGTATTTCGTCGAAGAGAAGATAACACGACACGCCATTATAGCCAGCCCTCAGACCTTTACTGTCAGCAACGATGCAACAGCACCTACTCAGCCGATCCTTATCATTCGGAATAACGGTGATAAGCCTGTCAACAACTTGATATTACGACTTGAAAATGAAGTGGAGTGATAAATATGGGAATGTCCGATTACCTGGAAGAGAAGGTACTGAATCACATTTTTCGAAAGACAGCATATACCCCGCCTGACAAGATATATGTAGCCCTGTATACAAGCGACCCAACCGATGCAGATGTGGGGGTGGAAGTATCGGGCGGCTCTTACGCACGCCAGTTAGTCACCTTTACAGAGCCAGTACAAGTAGGTGGAAGGGGAACGATTAAAAACACAGAAGATGTTGCTTTTCCGGCTGCTACAGCTAGCTGGGGAACGGTGACACATGTGGGGATTAGGGATGCGGCATCGGGTGGGAATTTACTCTATCATGGGGAGTTGCCTATACCTAAAACCATTTCAGCAAATGATGGATTTAGAATTTTCGCTGGAGAACTGAAGCTAGATATTAATTAGAAAGGAGATGGTCGAACATGAAAACGATGTATCCAGCAATCGTAAATTCTCCCCTGACAGAATTGGTGGCGGATATCGATGATACACAGGATTCTATTGAGGTCAAAGACGGCTCAAAACTCCCTGATGCGCCCAATCTGGCTACGCTTGGCGGTGGAGAGGATGCAGAAACCATACACTATACAGAGAAGAATGGAAACATACTCAGCGGTGTAACGAGAGGATTTCAGGGTGTTTCGCAGGCGTGGATAAACGGTACGCAGGTCGGGCGCTTTTTCACAGAATACGATTACGCTGCTTTAACAAACAACGTTGAAGAGCTGTCAACACAGAAAGTAAACAAGGAAGAAGGAAAGGGCCTTTCTTCTAATGATTATACAACTGCTGAAAAAGAGAAACTTGGGAAGTTCTCAGAGGATGCCAGCGGAAACCTACTGTACAACGGAAAGAAACCAGGTGTAGATGTAAATGCAGTATATACATTACAACGTGAAGTCGCAAACCTCAAAGCGGTGTCCGAACTAAAGGATCGCGTTGACGGAGCAAGTGGCTTTTTCTATGATTTGTTTGATGATAGGAATGGTGGCTCCATCGCAAAGCTAGATAATACCAAAGGGGTTGCTTCTACGGCGTTATCTGTCGGAGCTACCTCTATCCCACTCAACTCAATAACAGGACCCGGCTTTGCTATTGGTCAAGAAATTACCGTGTTCGATGATACCAACCTAGAGCGTCCACGTATCACAGCAATTAACGGCTCAGCCCTTACTATTACGCCTCTTAATAAGACATATAAGGAAGGGGCTACAGTTTGTCGTTCATCTGTTGTGAAAGATAACCATGCATTAAAATTCGGTGGATGGGAACAACGGACAACCTATACACGAACAAATATCAATATTGTGAATGGAAAGTACCAGACAAGTGTATATTCTAGGCCGCAACGATTGAATAATGGGTGGCTTCTTGTTTGTGTACAAGATAGTAGTGATAGTAGTAGAAATGTAATTCGCTGTTACGTCTCCGAAGATGAGGGGCTGACATGGAGACAATTATGCTATTTTTCAAGCCCGGGAGCATCCCACGCATCCCGAGCTAGTGTAGCATCAATAGGGACAAAAGTTACTGTCTTTTACAACAATCGATCATATGGTAGTAATTTGACTAAGTTTTATGCCGTTACTTTTGATGCAACAACAGTTACAGTAGGTTCGGATTTAACAAATAATGCAGTGTTAGTTGATACACAAGATGATTATTTTGATACAACCGTTGAGTATGCGCCAGACGGAACAATACACGCTGCGTGGGTATCAAAAAATAGTGTATATCAAAAAGCATATAATATCCGTTACAGTAAAAGTACGGATGGGGGGATTACATGGAGGGCTCCTATACAAATTACTAAAAGTGATACGCCAAATGACAATTTCTATCGACCCTTCCTTGTGATTTTGAATAATGGGGAACCAGCGATTTTGTGCGATAGAGGCTCAATATCAAATGTTATCTATATACTTAGAGAAACAGGATTAAATACTGCCACTGTCTTCACTTGGACATATTCCGCTATCTATAGTTTTTCCGATACACAAAGTAGACCCAACGCAATTGTTGATGGAAATGGCCAGATCCATATTGTTTGGGATGGATCAGATAGTGAAAATACTTCTAACCGTAACATTAAATATGCTAAATCTGTTGATAATGGAGAAAAATGGAGTACACCAATAAATATAACGAGGGAAAGCGAAGATCAAATATCTCCGTCTATAACATGTGATAAAGATAATAACCTTTACGTGTATTTCATAGGTAAAGTTAAAACGATTTCTTCGTTCTATCAACTAAGAAAAACCGTGTATACGAACGGCACATGGGGATCCATCGAAACGATAACACATGAGACAACTGGGAGTATTGGTCCTCCGGCTGTTATAGAAAATTATCGTGACTTTACTGATCCTCCTTTTGCCTACTATTCTCCGCAAAATGATGCGTTGAAATTTCGTGGAACCTGGACAGCCAGTACGGATATCCCTGTCCTTGCTGAAGATGTACGGTTTAATATCTTGCCATCAGCACCAATTGATGAAGTAGTTGCTTGGGCCGATCAGGAGAAGGATGCCGGATTCTCACTTTCAGGCGCCATCTCATTCCATGATGTAGGAGGCGACGAATCCTATGTTGCAGCTACGAAAACAAGTGCGCCAGTGGACGGGACGATTACTGAGGACCAGTTTATTGCAACCAATAGCGCAGCCAAACAGCAAGCAACATTGCGCCTTACATTGAGTCGGACAAACACTAATGTTGATAAATCTGTTAAAAAACTGCTAGGGGCGGTGAGTTAGATGAAAATCAGACAAAGGGATGAAAATGGACAACTTGGAGCACCTGTCTCAACACCAAAAGATGCTACGAAGCCCTCACCTGAACAAAGAATAGATGATCTACAGGCTAACTTAGATCAGGCCGTTTTAGAACTTACAACGATTATAGCGACCAAGCAAGGAGGGGTGTAATGTTTACAAAAGAGAGTATCGTTGTTAAAACTTGGGTACTTGCTGTCCAGAATGGGGTGAAAAGTTTTGAAGATGTTCCTGTTCTCCATAATCTGCGGGATTGTGTGTCTACTATTTTGGAAGAGGGTGAGGACAATGTTTAACGAAAATAGTATTTGCGTCAAAGTTTGGTTTACCGCGGTTGCTACTGGGACGTATATGTATGAGCAAGTTCCGAACCTATTTAACTTACGTGAAGAGGTCGGCAAGAAGCTTGAACAAATGGGATTTCCTACAGAATGAGAACGCCTTTTCTATGGAGAGAGGGCGTTTTTGTTTGCCTGGAAAGAGGTGATGAAAGATGTTTAACCAGGGTGGCTTTAATCTGCTTCCTTTCAATCAGGCTAAAGAAGAAATCTCTTCCTCTTCCATTACGCTATCAGCAGAAAGCGGGATGACGGTCACGGCATCTGTGGAGTATGCAGGAACAACTGTTCTTTCTGCTGAGTCAGGCGATATGATTACGGGCAATTGCCAGTATGCTGCTAGTGCTGCTTTGTCGGCTGAATCTGGCATAAATGCGAAAGGAATACGAGAGCGAATTAGCACAGCTACATTAAGCGGTACGAGCGGTATGTCTGTAAACGGGCGGCGTATGCGAATTTACGAGATGCATATCGATATTGTTCAACACGGACAAGAAATCGTGATCGACACAGAGAAAATGACAGCGGTGGCGAATGGACGTAGTGTACTGAATCAACTCTCTTCCCTGTCCTTACCTGTGATGCCAGGAAAGAATATCATCACATATACAGATACAGAAAAGGAGCGCTCAATCGACCTAATCATGCGATATCGTGAGCGTTCGTATTAGGGGGTGAAACGGTGTATCCGGTTGTCTACGACAAATTCGACGAACAATATAAAGGCTTGGGGTTAGCTGTCCTTGAAAATGCACAAGATGTTCGCGTGTATGAAAAGCTGAATGGTGAACATACCTTGGAACTTGTTTTGCCACGCGACGATCTAAAGTGGGAGTACATTCAAACAGATAACTTCATCAAGGTAGACGGGCATCTGTATATCATCCGAGCGACTGAAGAGCAAAGAGACAGCAACGGGAAGCTCCTTTCTAATATTCAATGCGAACATATCTTTTTTGAACTGCTCGATGAGTATATTCAGTATAAAGAGCTTATCAATACAACGGCGCAAACGGCGCTTGTCGACTTTTTGACGGGAACCCGATTTACAGCTAACGCTGTGAGTGTACAGGGAAACCGCGACTTAGAAGTTGAGGATGTAACCGTAGTTGCAGGCATCAATGAAATGTTGAAAGAATGGGCCTGTGAAATGAAGTGTGCAGGCCTCCCGGGTGCAGACGGTAAATTCCTTGTTACACTACTTCCTGAGCGCGGACAAAATAACGGGGTACAGATTCGCTATCGAAAAAACCTGAAATCCATCAAGAAGACTACGGACGCCAGGGGCGTAGTTACTCGGCTATACCCTTACGGGAAAGACGGTTTAGGTATTGAAGGGGCAACGCAAAATAAATCAGGTCTGTCATATATTGATAGCCGAATCAATGATTACCGTATACCCAAGAAAGGCTCTATCACCTTCAATGACATTGAAGACCCAGACGAGTTATATAAAGCAGCATTAGAGCATCTGGCAACTGTAGATACGCATCGTATCACGTATGAGGTCGATATGCTGGAGCTGAAGGCTTTAGCTGAATACGGAGACATTGAAGGCATTCAACTCGGCGATACGGTGCGTGTCATTGATGAGGAGCTGGGCATTGATGTATTTGCTCGTGTGGTTGAATATGAACGATATCCATTTGATCCATGGCATTCCCGTGTGGTTCTGGCAAACTTCCGGCCTGGGTTGACGGATTTCCTTTCCGAGCTACAGGACGCAAAAGACATCATCAAAAATATTACACATCGCGGAAAAGTAAATGCTTATTGGCTTGACGGCCTGATTCAATACTACTCTGATAAGATCCGTGATTCTGCTGAATTTGCACATGCGGAGATTCGGGACGGGAAAGGGATTCTGTTGCAGAATACGAATCCAGAAAGCCCAAGCTTCGGCGCGATGTATATTGGTCCTGGTATCTTTGCGATTGCGAACGAGAGAGTAAATTCGGAATGGAACTGGCGTACATTCGGGACTGGGGAAGGGTTCACAGCCGATTTCATAAATACAGGTGTATTAAATGCAGCATTGGTCAAAATCCTTGCAAGTAATGCTGTATATCTGGACGGAACCGGTATGCATGTCATCGATCCAAAAAACAATGAACGTGTATGGATCGGAAATTATCGAGCAGATAAATTCGGCTTAAAAGTCACGGATGGGGAAATATACGGAACCATGATTCGAACCGGAGTCGAGGGGGGTAAAACGTATATCTCCCTGGAACCGACAAACGAGCTGAAGATGGTCAAAGATGGCAAACCAGTTGTTGAAATCAATGCTTACCAGACTGACTCATCGATGTACTTGTCTAGAGATGGACAACGGATGTTGTCGCTAGGCAGCTTTATGAAAAACGGAAATGAGTTATTTGGTGCAATAAGAGGAGATGCACCTACCCGAAAAATTGCAATTACCACTGGATTTTCAGGGATTTTTGTTCGCGATTCGGGAGACATGGAGTTTACCGGGAACACAAATACACGGCATGTATTTCATAAAAAAATTGTCGCAACAAATGGCATTGAAAGTTTCGGAGCAAAGAACGCTGTAGTGGTTACGAAAAATTACGGGCAAAGGTTGCTGTACTCATATGAAATGCCGGAGAGTAAATTCGGTGATGAAGGTGTGGCCGAGCTGGTAGACGGAATATGTCGTATTGACCTGGACCCTATCTTTTTAGAAACCATGGAGCCGAACACGCCAGATACACCTTTTATTGTCCATCTGACACCGTACGATTGGTTGCAACTACGTGTCAAAGAAATCGGTGACACATATTTCATCGTGGAAGAAAAGGAAGGGCTAAGCGGTCGATTCTCTTGGCAACTAAACGGGATCCGGAAAGGATTCGCATTTATCCGTATTAATACGACTTTCGATGAAGATATAGAAGACGCCTGGGAGGATGAAGTTGACCTTGCATCATTGGAGGAAGCATTAGGATTAACAGGTGATGTAAGGGATTTAGAAGTAGAAGAAATAACAGAGTGAGGTGAAGAAGATGGAGAAATACGTAAAGCTAACAAACGGAAAGCTAATCATTACCAGTGAACCACGTTATGATCTTGATGGGCCGGATACGCCAGATTCTATTCGAATGGCATTACAGCAGGAGTTATATAGTCTGGTCATGCAGTCTAAATCGCTGAAAGCTCGTGCTGAGGAAGTGAAGCAGTTTCTTTCGATGTTAGATGAATACGAAGTACAACAAACGCCATAGGGCGTATTTTTTATGCCCAGAAAGGGCGGTAAGGAGGGTGTCATGCCAGATGTAAAAACAGCACAACAGATTGCAGAATCCCAGTATGCCTTTGGGATTCTTTTTGTCATTCTCTTTCTTGTTTCCATTACTGCTGTAGCCTTTATTTTTAAGGACTTAAAACGGGAGAACAAGGAAAGAGAACAGGAGTTGAAGGACCTTATTTCCGAGCAAAAGCAGGAAAGCAAAGAACGTGAGGCTAAGCTGATGGCCCACCTTGAGAAGACGAATGACAGCCACGAAAGAACATCAAAAACACTGGAGAAAATCCAGCATGGCCTTGCTACATTGGAAGTCAGTGTAAAGGAAATGTGGGTTGAAATTAAACAACTGAAACGGAGTGGAGAGCAATGACTATTATAGGGATCGACGTATCGCATTGGAACGGAGTTGTTGACTGGAAGAAAGTTGCCGCTTCCGGTGTGAATTTTGTTTTTCTTAAAGCGAGTGAAGGGACCACGTATGTAGATAAAACTTTCAAAACAAACGCAGCTAATGCACTAGCGAATGGGATCCGCGTCGGTGCTTACCACTACGCAAAATTCGGTAATGTTGCAGAAGCGAAGGCAGAAGCGCAGCATTTCTTGCGTACTGTTTCGGGGGTGAAAATTACATACCCACTTGTGCTGGATCTGGAAGAGAACAAGAAGAAGGCAAGTAAAGCCGTTTTGACGGATGCCGCTGTTGCCTTTCTAAATGCCATCGAAAAGGCCGGATATTTTGCCATGATCTATTCCGGAAAATCATTCTTAGAAACACAATTAGATGAAAAACGATTGAAGCCCTATGCGTTATGGATTGCTCGTTATAATTCGTACCTGGGAAGAGACGCGGGAATCTGGCAGTACACGGATAAGGGAAAAGTAAATGGTATTTCCGGTAATGTGGACATGAATTTGGCGTATGTGGATTATGCCGCATTGATTGATAAAAAAGGGACAACAGCACCTACACCACCCAAGGAGGAAAAGAAACTCATGAAAACAGAAGATGCAAACAAAATCATACGTGTCCTTCAGGACAGATGGAACGCTTCAACGTGCCAGGACGAAAAGAAAGAAATGGGGCGGCTTGCCGATGAGGTACGGGTGGCTGCTGGGATGAAGAAGGTGAATAGCTAATGAAAGAGCGGTTGAAGGACCCGTTCCTGTGGGCTGGCGTTAGCGGATTATTGTATCAAGTATTGAATGCAAGAGGAATCATTGTTCCTCCTGACCTTTGGGATTTAGGGCTAGACATTATTAGTTATGCCTGCATTGGCATTGGTGTAGCATCCGGGTATACCGGGAAAGTGGAGAAAGAGTAAGATGATTAAGCCCCGTTGTCCGTATGGATGGCGGGGCTTTTTTGTTTTCTCAAAGAATGTTAATATCTTCTTATCTGAACGACATGGGATATAAAATTATGTATTTTTGCAGTATGAGGTTTCTAATTTAATTATCTGAACGCTGTGGGAACAAATCGAAAGCCTTTCGAGACAAAACGAAAGGTTTTTTTGTTGTTTTTCTGGAAAATAAACGCAATAAAACACTTAAAATGTATTGACAGCAATACGTTGTTTTGATATTATAATTATAGAGGGTGTGACAAGCACTCTCCGAAAGGAGGAAGACGATGACAGGGTTCATACTTTTCATCACGGCGGTCATCAACTTAGTAACAGCGATAATCAACTATCGTATTGCTAAGAAGAACAATCGCCGGGTAAAGTAAAAGCCCCTTACGCTGGTACCGTAAGAGGCTGAGGAAACGCAGGTAGAGGGGAAACCCTCTCCTGTACCCTATCATCTTATGCTTATCATACCCTCTCTATACATTGATGTAAAGGAGGATTCGCATGAATACTGTCACCCTTATCATCACCATTGCAGGACTCGTTATTGCCCTGGCGGCTCTTGGCCTAGCCATTAAAAATGCAAAAGGACGGTAGCATATGGCTAAAAAAGCATTATCATTCCGCTTTCCAGAAGAATTTGTTACTTTTCTGCGTACATGGTCTTTTGTAACTGAGAAAGACCAACGTATTTTATTAGAAGAAGCATTTGGGGAGTATGCAGAAAGAAGACCGGAAGTGAAAGAAAAAGTAAAACGTATAATGGAGAACCTTGAATAAATAGACCCCGCCATCAAAACAGTGGCGGGGTCTATTTTATTTTGGTAAACATTCTCTTTTTCATCTGGAATAAGAACGAATGTTCCTGTATAATCTAGAATAAAATAAGAATATACGTTCTTATCTCAGGGGGGTAAAAAGGATGAAGCAGCTTCCAAAAAGACAACAGGAGATATTTGATTTCATCAAAAAAGAAGTCAAAGAAAAAGGATTCCCACCAACAATCCGGGAGATTGGGGAGGCGGTTGGTTTGGCTTCTAGTTCTACAGTACACAGTCACTTAGCACGTTTGGAGAAGAAAGGCTTAATTATGCGTGATCCAAGCAAGCCACGGGCGCTTACTATTTTGCATAGTGAAGAGGAAAATGTATGATGAATTTGTTTACTTACCTAGGTCGGACTGTTGAGATTATTTATCTGAATGGGAACGGGGAACTGAGTCAACGAAAGATACGGTTACTATCGGTGAAGGATGGAAGGATTCGAGCATATTGTTTCAAACGAAGAGCAACGAGATATTTCTCAGTGAAGAATGTGCTGGCAATGCGACCAGTAAATGAAAAGCAAGTGAGTTGAAAAACCTGGCGATTATGCCGGTCTTTTCTTTTAATCGTCATACCTTCTCTTAAGTATTCATATACTCGTAGTCGAGACATAAGTATATTTTCTAAGGAAGGGGTATATAATGGTACGTAATTGGAAAGACTGGTTAATTTGTATATATCCTCAGGAGTTCAATCAGTATA